CGGCTGCGGTGTTCCTCATGCGGGAGGTTTTCTATCATCGCGTGCCTGTCGCGGACGCGCGGTCTGGACCGCTCGAGTTCTACTACCGCGAAGGGTCGAAGATGAAGGAGCTTGAGCAACTGGGCACGGTTATCTACGACGACCAGGTCGCTGTGACCAAGACGAGCGCGTACTTGGAGGGCATCGTCGCAATCTTCGACGGCGAGCCCATCGGCGACCCAATGACGCCGCTCTCAAACCAGGAAGTTACTATCGCGTAATGCGCAGCATCGCCGGCTCCCGGCTGCCGACAGGCTTGAGGAACATGTACTTCGAGATGGCCTTCGGCGGCACCATACCGGACGGAGCTTGGGCGTACGACACCGTAGAGGAGTGGGCATCTGTCTGCGCCAGCATAAACGCTGGCGCAGCGGAAGCCATCGCTCCGCTGCAGCGTCTAGATCCTAAGCTGTTTGAGGCAGAGCTCGAGCACATGGAGAAGAGCCAGGTCTGCTGGCGCGACATCGGCTTGGGCGCGCTCACGCAGTGGGCTGACATAAAGGTGAGCAGCCAGGCACAAGCCGACGCTCTCATCCCACGGTTCACCGCACTCGGGCGGCGCTACTCAGCGTGGCTGCGGGCGCAGGCTGTCGAAACGCTACGTGAACTATTCTCGGATGACAAGGTAATCCTGAGCAGCGGAAAAGGCGCCCCTTACTGGTTCCCTGGGGTGAACGCGGATGCCGCCGTCGCGTTAGCGAGAATTGCTGAGTCTGCCGGCACAGTCACAGAACTGGATCGGCTGATCGTAGGAGCAGGAGGGGCGATGATGCCCATGTGCTTCACGTCATACATCCGAGTCGCGGGCTCGCGGAAAGCGCGTGCTCGCTACCTATTAGTGAACAGTGCGCTCGTCACTTCTGGTGAGGTGATTGCGCCGAAGAACCGCCGAGTGCAGGCGGCCCCGTACCACTGGAACTACCCGATCGTGGGCGTTGCAGCGTTGATGAAGGCCGCGATGCGAGGCGTTTCCAACATGAACAGCGGCACGGTCGATGAGGCCGTGGCCGCTTCGCGTCGTCACAAGTACACGATAGCTCTGGACTATGCCAGATGGGACGAAAGCGTGTCGTGGCAGACGGTGTACAACTGGAGAACGCTGGTCTACCGGCCGTTCCTCGACACGGCGGTGTCGCTCGGGCTGATCTCTTCGAGCCGGCGGTTCATGCTACTTGAAATCGACGAGCTGATGCAGGAGGCAGATCAACTTGGGCCTCCTCGTAACACTGATGAGGCCGCTGTGCTTGGCGGGCTCATCGGAACGATCCGCTCAGGTGAGCGGTTAACGTCTCAGAAAGGGACGGACATCGCCCGCGAGCTGAACCTACTCAAACTCGAGCGCCTCGGGATCAGAGGGGAACTGTTCAATCAAGGCGACGATACGATACTGTGCACCGACGACGAAGACGCGATAGATAAGCTTAACGCGCATACGTCGTTTCTCGACACTGAGCAGACTATAGCTCCAGACGCCGCTTATCTGATGAAGCGCGTGCCTGGCAACTACGCCTACTTGTGTCGGATGTTGTACGGGAACCTTAATAAGGAGCCGCGCTTCGAACCTCGTTCGCTGTTCCACGCCGCAGGCGCCATGTGGGTACGGCGGCAGCTGCTGCGTGGCCATCCAGCGGAGGACACCTACTACAGCACGCTCAAACGGGCCACCGGCCGTCTAAGCTACACCGCCGTCCTGGCGGAAAGCAGTGATGGCTACGAGCTACTTGCTGCCGCTGCGGCAGCAAGTCGCGTGGGCGGCGGAGAACTGGAAGAGATCATCGACATGATCGAGCGCGCAGCAGGCGCAACGCTGAGAGCAGATCTGGGTAGTCTGGCGGCCAGGTACCTTGAAGGTGCAGGCCGCGGGCGAAGGTTCAAGTGGCTGCCGAGCGGCACGCAGCAGATGCCACTGGGTAAGTTCAAGCGGTTGCTGAGCTCTGTCACCGTAGCTGAAGCGGCCGAATGGATCGGGCGTGAGGCGTACAAGAAACGGGAATACCGCATTTATTAGGAGGAAGCATGAAGATTTTCTCAGGCGCTAAGGTCCGCCGTGACGATGAGCTCGTCACGGCGCCAAAAGAACGGCCGATCATTCCGACGAATCTGCAGGTCCGGGCAGAACCGTTGGTCGGGCCCCCACCCGCGGCCGAGGTGCTCGCGTCCGTGACGCCGCATCCGGCCGCCGTACCATTGCTGCCCGTCGCGCCGATCGTGGAGGAGCCACTTGCTTCAGAGAAAGGGAAGTACTGGCTTCGCGGCGTGCTGGTAACCGTGACGCCGGAACGAGTCGTCTTCGATCTGACCGGTGCGACAAAGCCGGCGGGTATCTCGAACCAGGATTCACTGAACCTGGCACTGCCTACGGGGCAGACCACGCTGCACATAGCGGTGGCCTCTGAGGCGCCGCCCGAGGCAACCAAGCCCACGGAACAACGAGAAGAGGAGGTGTCCAATGCCGTGCAAATGTCTATCGACCAACAACCAGGCACAAGCGACAATCGCGAAGATGGTGGCAGCTAGCCAAGCTGCCAACCCCAGGCCAGCAGAGACGGCTAACTTGCTGGCGCACATGGGCTACGAAGAATCCGTGCTCATGCCGAAACTGCACCCGTCGGACGCGTCCGTGCTCCTGGCAGAGCATGACCGCTACAGGCGCTTGATAAAGAAAGGCGTACCGATCCCTCAGGCCCACCTGGAGCTGCATGAGGCTCTCGAGGAGCGCCTCTACTCAGAGCTTCCAGCGACGACGCACTGATCGCATAACAACAACAACAATCGTGCG